TATTATAAACCCATCTATGACAGGTTCTAGTGTTGTAAAGGTTGTTTTCCAACTATTCGGGGTTATATTCATGCGGACACCGAAAATCTGCAGGGTCTTCTCAAGCAAAGATCCACCTGGCTGGGTAGTAATAATGGTTATAGGATCAAAAAAATCTAGGTCTAGGGCTGCAACTACGCCTGTATCATAATTAGGCGTGTATAGGTCTAGGACAATAGCATCACATCGGATCGTAGTTTCAGCTCTACTCGCCACATAAGCCTGGGCATAATCTAGGGCTACTGCATCGGTCTGCATAAGTAGGTTGTCTTGGAAGTAACTATGCAGAAAATATTTATCTATGCTGGCTTGATTAGATGCTATTTGTGCTGTGCCACCACTTCTAGTAATAGTGGCTTTATTAAATATAAGCACATCATTTAATGTCCAACTTGCATCAAAGTAAACAATACCTGTGCCGTTATCTGCAAAGACTGTAGGTGTGGCACCAATAGATCCAACGGTTACTGCTCTATCTTGGAATACAAATGAGCCATAACCATCTACATATAAAGCACCATACTCTGAAATGGATACAGTAGTAAGAGCTGATAAGGCTGTGCGGTTAGTGCCTGGGTCTGCTTGCATAGTTGTAAGACCTGCATCTATATCACGCATTGAATCAGGCCAGTCAATTTGATCTAATATCTTGTTGATACGTGTGCCAGATAATTGTCCAGCAGTGGCATCTGTAACTGTGCTGATCTGTGCTATCTGGGCTAATCTAAATGCATCTACAGCTTGTATAGTCGTAATGGCTACGGTGTCGTCTGACTCTCCTGGGTATGTAGTTACATAAGACGTAATGAATCCAGAGAAGATGGGATATGTAACGCCATTGAAGGTTGCAGTAATCTGCACTTTTTTCATAGGTGTTAATAAATTGTAATATGGCCCGCTTACATTTTGTGGATTAAAATCGCCATTTTGATCTGTAATACGTAGAGTAAGTGCGCCTGTCTGAAATTGATCTGACAAAGCGGTACGGCCTCGGTTAGTCTCAATACGATTAACTTGATTAGATACATCTACAATTACAGCTGCTGAATCTGCCAATACATTAGTGCCTAATATACCTTGGTCAATGATCATAGCCTGAGCAAATGATGGGCCAGTGCTAAAGTTAATTATTGCATTTATTACTGGTACTGCCATTAAGGTAATCCGCCATTAGGTGTAGTGCTAAATCCAGTGCGGCCAGCGACCTGAATACTCTCAGCTACTAACTGTGCAAATGCATCACCCGATGGGGCACTAACTACTAAGTTAACGTCTAATGATCTATTTCCTGACTCTCTAGCTCTTTCTAATGATATTTGACCAGCACTCATGCCAGCATAAGATGATGATCCCTGTAATTGACTACCTAGACTTTGGAAGTAACTAGCTGTCAATGGTGTAAATCCACCACCAGTCATTCCACCACCTAAAGAAGTTTTACCAGATTCTCTAAGTCTTTCAGCTAATATTTGCTGCATGCTCATATTAAAATAACCCATAGTGCCAACTAATGATTCTGCTAGTTTCTTAAAGTATTCAATAGTTGCATCACCGACTGTGCCCAAAGCAAGTGCTAACTTTTTAGCAGCCTCGGCCGCTTCCATCTCTGCTAGTAACTTCTTAGCCAAAGCATCGTTATTATCTAATATGGCTAATTGTGCCTTTAGGCGTAATTTAGTCTCTTCATCTGTAGCAGCGTTTAATGCAGCTGTAAGTCCTATGCGCTCTAAATCAAACTTCTTTTTTAACTCTTCTACGTTTTTATCTGCAGCGTTCTTTTTGTTAAGTATTGCTAATTCTTCTTTTTTGCTTTTTAATAATTTAAGTTGAATCCCAATTTCTGCAGCAGATGGTCTGGCTACTGTGTTGAATTGTGAATTGTTTCTTTCTCTAGCATTTTGGCCTATTTGTTGCAAGCCACCTAAGTAAGCACCTAGGACTGGTATATTTTTAACATCAAATAGACCGCCCAGTCCAGGTATGGTTGTTAATTCTTTAATTCTTTTAGCCACTATGCCTAGGCCATAAATTACATCACCTGTAGCTGTGGCAAAATCTTCCATGTTCTTTGTTAAACCTTCAATACTATTATCATCACCTAATGCAGTTAAAGAATCTAATAAACTTTTACCGATAATTTCTTGTGCATTAGCGGCTGCTACAGTTAATAGATCCATCTTTCCAGCGTAGGTAGTTAATCTGGCTGCAGATTGTCCGGCAAACTTTTTATTAAGTTCACCCATGATCAGATTCATGTCGTTAGTTTTTAATAGCGTTTTACTTAGACCAGCACCTAACCTACTTAGACCTGTGGTGTTACCTGCATAGCCACGTGATAAGGCTGTGGTAACAGATGCTAATGATTTACCTGTGGCTGCGCTTACGTTTAATGCAGTGTTTAATGCATCCTGGCTTTTAGTGATTGAGCCTGTTATTGTCAATAATTGCTGGAATGCTGGACGTAATTCATCATCTAGTACGCCTGTTGCTTTTTGCAGGTTAGCGATATACAGCTCTACACCTGGTGCGCTAAATTGATAACCAGTATTCTTTAATTGTTGCTCTAAAGACTTGGCGGCTTTCTCATCGGCCATAAATGCCTGTACTGCTTTTTTGCTGTAATTGGTTAATGCTCTAACGCTAAACGCTGTAGCAAAGACTTTAGCAAAACTCTTTATTTGTTTTTCAAAGGTGCCTACTTCTTTTTTAGCCTTTTTTAATCCTTTGTTATCAAAGGTGCTGAGAGCCGATACTACTAAGGTAGGCACAGTTATACTCCCTTAAATCCACGAGCTGATCGCTCTTTATAAAATCCTAGTATTTGACCTTTTTTCTCTAAAGGTAACTTCTTGTAATACTGGAATATTGCATCATCTATTGCCTTCTTCAAATCTTCGTAAATCTTGCCCTGGTCTTCTGCCCACGCTTTATAAATTACACGGCCTTTATTCTTACGACCTCTACGGCCTACAGATCCTGCAAGTGTTGCATCTACTACATTAGGTAATGCCTGTATAAATTGCACGCCTGCATTTGGGTTAAGTGATGCACCTTGTGATCCGCCTGTTTTGCGTCCTGCAGTCTCATAGATCGCACCAGCTGCTGACTCGTTAGATACATAATTATAAACTGAGTAGCCTTTTCTGTTTTTCTTATTAGGGCCTAATTTATATTTAATACCGTTTCTAGCTGTAGATTGATCGTACGCTGGAAATGGTCTGCGCTGGCCTGCTTGTGCTTCGGCTTGTTTTGTCCATCCACTTAGCACATTTTGCTCGCTTGGTAAATATTGTTTAGCCTTGTAGGCAACCTGCATCATAGGAGTTTTAAGACTTGTTTTAACGTTCTTATACATGTCTTCGTCTATCTCGTCAATAGCTTTAAGGAACTCTCTAACGCCGTTTACCACGACTGGCATTTTTTAACTCCTTAGATCTATCGTTTAACACTTGGATGATAGCCCTGAGCATCTCTGCATCCATGTCAATAAACTCGCTAGGCGCGATCCCAGTCTCTACACTTAAAGCAGCCACTGTATAGAGAATGGAGTCACGCGGTACTATTTTTTTTCTTCGTCCATCACCTCTACGGTATCTAGTGAGTCAATAAACTCAATACCAAACACAGGTACGGTGATATTAGCCCTACGTAAACACTCATGCGCCAAGAAATAAATCTCGGTCTGCCGTTCATGGTCACGTAGGACTTTACTAATTCCTGCGCCGTACTTTAACTCGAAAGCGTACTCGACACCTGGCGTTATCTTATGTTCTGTGACTTCGCCATTAGCCCTTGTTATCTTTAGCTTTGCCATTACTACTCCTTAATTAAGGTGTTACGTCTACTACTATAACTGAATTACAAGTAAATGTAATGCTCTGAGTCGATATATCGCCTACAGATCCATTTAGATCTTGTGTGTTGTTAACCAAAACTGTAGTTTGATACTCAGGATTGGTTGTGCTGATTGCTGCTGAACTGCGCTTAATTACTAGTGGCACTGTTGTACCCCATGCTGCTGCAAGTGTTGCAGTAACTGCGTTAGCACCTGATGCAGCTGTATCGTTTAATAGATCTAATGTGATTGTTGATGCTTCTAGACCTTTAGTAAACTTGTGAGCTGAGTCGCCCATCGCTGTTACTTCTAGTTCATCAAAGCTGCGGTTAATTGTGACGCCTGTAACTACGCCTGAAATATCGACGCTGTTAAGGGTAACAACCGCACCATTACTTAGAAATACGGCCATTATTCTTCCTCTTCTTTCTTTATAGCAGGTTTTTTAACCGCTGCTGGTGGTTCGGTAATCTGGCCGATTCTAGCCAGAAATCTAAGGTCTTCCTCAGTGAATCCTTTATAACTCATATTAACTCCAACTCGTTAGGATTGATACAGTAATCTCAGACACAAGCAGATCACCGCTTGCTGCATTAACTATTGCTGGTGCTGAAATGCTAGATATGTTCATCTGATAAGTAGCAGCGGCTAATTTTGTAACTACTGCTAGAATATAATCTTCCATGCCAGCCAAATTACCCTGATTGTCAAATGCTGGTTTTGTAATAATCACTTTGAACGTTGCTAATGGGTTTACACTTATCTCATCATTATTAGATGGCGTAATGTATGGATCGCCAGGCGTAATTACTACCGCGTTAGCTAGTAATGTTGCAGGCGGATAACTGAAAACTGACCAGATTCCAGAATTAGTTAAAGTAGTTGCTAAAGTAGATCTAAGTGTAGTTATTGCTGCTGGCATTAGCCCACCAATGATGCTGGACTTGAATACGGTTGGATGAGACCACGCACTCTGTTAATCAGCTGATAACCCATCCGATATGGGCTTGCAGTGATCCCATCCATACCTACCCCACCAGTCTGGCTAACTTGACGGCTTTGCCAGATGTCAACAGCCACGATCATCGCAGCCTCTCTTATGGCAGGGGTCGCAGTGTAAGCCTGTGCTTTATGCTCTGGGCCAAGGGCTCGGCCGTATGGTTTAACAAAGTGAAATGGATCATCGCTAGCTGTCTTTGCGTATTGAATAATGCTGTAGCCGTTAGGGTATGAACTAAATGCGTATGTACTCCAGAATGCTGTGCCAATAGATGCTGGCACTGTAGTACCTGGGAATGATCCTGTTAATGTGTATGTGCCGTTATATGTTGCACCACAATTACTTACTGTTATTGATTGACCAGTTACAAATATACCTGGATTTGCTAATACTAAAGTTGCAACGTTGTTGCTAATAGATGAGCCGACAACTGGTGCATCGTTATGCCAAAGATAAGCACCGACTAGATCCTCTGCCGATTGGCAGCACTCTTCCACTGTAGCGTCACTGTATAAAGTGCCAATACCTAAATTATTGCGTAACTCTGCCATTGTTACCATTGCAGCGGCCATAGTGTCCTCTCTAAAAAGCTCCCTAGGGCTAGGGCTACTAAACCCTAGGGATTATTAAATTAACTAACTTATTAGGTTAGGTTGAAGCGGCGAACGCCACCTTGTACTAATACACCAACGGCCATGTAGCCATATAGTGATGTCTCGATCTCGCCTGATGTTGGGATATTTGTTGACAGACGTAGAATTGGTGACTCGTAAATTGATACTGCTGAAGGTACAACAATAAATGCTGACTCATCAATTACAGTAGATACTGCGTTTGGATCTACGTATAGATCTAAACCAAGTACGTTACCGCGTAGTGAACGTGGTGATGCTTGTCCTGCTGCGTTCATTGGTTGTGATGCTGTGTAAATTGGGCGATCAGTTGTGTCTTTAGCACCAATTAACAAATTCCACTGACCAGTGCCAGCGATGTAAGCAGTTGCTAACTCACCTGTTGCAAGGTATGCAGCTGGTGCTTGCTCTGCTACGTATGCAATAATGCCGTTAGATGTTGCAGCTTGTGGGTTAGCTTGTGCGCCACCTGCTGTTAATGCTGCAATTACTGCTGCATCTGTTGCCTTATTATAGGCTCGGGTCATATTTTCCAACATAGCCTGAAAAAAGTCAGGCGAAGATCTTTCAAGGACCTCTAAACTGTAGCGTTGTAATCCACTGTATTTTTTAACTGTTAGATTCACATAGCTTGAAACAATACCTTGCTCTGAAGGTGCGCCTGCTTCTGCAGTCTCTGCAACTGTACCTGATGTAGTGATCTTTGGTACTGAAATTGTCATGCCTGCTGCTGGTAATGCACGTGATCCAATTGCATCAATAGCTGGGCGTGATCCAATTAAAGTATCTACTACTGTAGGTACGAACTGTGTTGGATTAAATGCTGGGTTTGTAGTAAAGCTGTCATCTGCAGCAGTTAAGTATCTTGCTACATCTGCTTCTGCTTTCATTACCCATTGTGCTGATTCGTAATTACCTAATTTTGCCTTAATGCTGTGTTCTAGCATGTGTGCTTGTGTCTTGATTGGTGAGCGTGGCTCTGTATAGAAGGATGCACTAATCGTTGGACGTGCGGCTTCTACTTGAGCAACCTCTTCCACTGGTGTTGCTGTTGGCTCGGTGGTGTTGTCCACTTGTGCCTCACTTTCCGTAGTTGGTTGATTTGTTGCATCCGCTTCGCCTTCGCTAGCGGCAACTTTAGTTACTTGTGCTTCTGTAAATGCTGGTGATTCGACAAGGCTCACCTCTTTAAGGGTTGCCTTAGTTACATAGATATAATCTTTTTTCTGTGATGATTTAATTACATTTACGCCTACAGATAGGCCATCTATTAACTGCTCACTTGCCAGCATTAAAGCATCTGATCCTTGCATGCTTGCGCTGATCTTAAAGCTAGCGTAAATACCATCTTCTGCTTCATTGAATTTCTGCATACGACCAATAGGCCTGTCATTTTGATGTTGCATGAGCATCTTAATTTTGCCGGGATCGCCTACGTCTATTGATCCTTTAGCAAAAACAACTTTACCGACACTGGTATTACCAGGTACTTCAAATGGCACAATTTTGCCTGCGATGACTCTGCGTTCACCGTCTGCACTCTCTATTTGACTACTGAACGTAAGTAACATCGCCGCTCTCATTTCCGTTAGGTGTTAGGTCTTCCATTTCTTTTGCTTGATCTAAATCTATAAGTCCAAGGGCTAGCATCTTTTCTATTGTTTCTAGTCTTGCCTTATCATCTGATCTTAAAAATGTTTCGCTAATATTAAAGCGCACAATATGCCCAGCAGCTGTTATATCGTTCATGCTTAATCTGTCTTCAATAGCACAGATATAAGGTTGCAGTGAATAGGCTACAAATTCTTTACGGCCATCAATAATATTCTGATAAGTCATGCTGTTGTTCATGTCTGCAGATATGTAATATGCGGGTACATTCATAGCACGTGCAATTTGTGTTGCTAAATATTGTGATGCCTCGTTATACATCATATCTTTAGGACTAAATCCAACAGTCTCATAAGATAATGTGCTAGTTAGGTATGCAGTAGATCTTGATTGACGTGCTTGCTTCCAAGCTGCTAATAATCCCTGTACTTGTGACTCTGGCATATCTGCACCAGTGTTTTTTAAGAATCCTGTTGCCATCGGTGTCTGTGCTGCTACAGCTGCAGCCTTTTCTAAATCTAATGCGCTTTGTATTGTGCGACCTGCTGTTTGTAATACACCTTGTGTTAATCCTTGGAATGTAACTAATGAACCTATGCCTACCATTGGCACTTTTTGTCCGTCTATTGTGTAATATAAAACTTCTGTACCTAATTGATTTAATTGTGCAACTACTCGTGTATTAGCAACCCACTCAAATCGTGATGGTCGTAAATCATCTGCATATACTTCTGTAACGCGCCAATATGCAACTCCATAAAATATAAGACTATCGACAGTCCACGAGATAGTGACGGATCGTGGCTGCCGAATGTCTGGCTGCTCGCACCATAGTGGCGTACCTAATTGTGCGCCTGTAGATTTTTTATACAGCTCGAGTGGTAAATATCCTATAACGCCTTTTATTAAATTGGCGCATCTGTTAACCGCTGGTACTTGGGTGGCGAGTGTGCGATCCATCGGGCCTGCACCGAATGTGTTATATCCAAATCCAATTGTGTTATCGCCCATAACGGCAGGGGCGTATTGCGCTTGTAGATTTTCTTTTTTATTATTTATACCTAAAGCAGACAATAGACCCATATGTATACTTTATAGCATAAAACGTACTAATAGTGCAAATTAGACAAAGATTTGCGCAGTTTGTTGCGGGCGTGTCAATTGGCTTACAACCATGGCTAGAGATATGGCAGCTGTAACGTCACCTGCAGATTTACGCCTAATAATGCGCCAGCCTGCATCGCTGGTCTTGGCGGCACAGTTATTTAGGTGCTGTACTAGATCTGCCTGACCACTATGCACCATTCTGCCGTTAGCCATAGCATCGGATAAGTCTGAACATGCCTGATAAAACGCTTGACCCGATACATCCTGCATACGCCATCCGCTTTGCTCTAATCGTGTTGCTATTGATTGCGTGGCATACTTGTCAAAACAAATAATATGTGGGTGATACTTTTTAGCCCACTCATTTATATCGCTAGACATTTTAATCTCATCTATTGCAATATCACTATGCCACAGCTGTGCAAGTCCTACAGCTATTTTGCCATCTTTCATTTGACCCATAATTAAAGCACCTGATCTTCTTGTAGGTGCAATATCAAAGGCCATTATAGTCATAGGCCCGACAGGGATCTCTAACGTACTGTCGCTGCATGCTTCTATACTTCCATAAACCCAAGGACTGACTGCGCTATCTACCCATTGGCATAACATCTCAGTACGTGTAGCTTCTATGCTGTTGGTGTTTACAGATTCTTCTAATGTGTCTTCTGTTATTAAATGCCCTAATGCTGGATTAGCCATAGCCCAGGCTTTGCGATCATGAACTTTACAATGCTGTGGTGCGCTGTATTCGTAATAACCTAGATTGTCTGGCGGATAAGATTTGCAACGCTCTACTAAATCATTAAGCACCGTACTAAACCCATCACCTGCGTTACTTGTCATTAAAGTCATGGCCGCTGGCCTTGCACGAGTTACTGGCAATGCAGCTGTATACGCTTCTGGTGTCCATTCACGTAATTCATCTATGTATAGGAAGTCTGCAGTCTTACCACGTGGTGCATCTCTGGTCGCTGCCGCTATCTCATACCTTGCACCGTTATTTAACGTAATAGATTCTTGACCATTAGCAAGTCTTATCTGTCTTATTTGTTTTAATAGAAATTCATTATCTTGTATTGTGTAAGCAACCTGCCTAAACGTATCTAATGCCATATTGCGGTTAGAAGACATACCCAGCACGTTCTTAGATCCCCATAGGAAGAGATGCGACAGTATAAGCATGCGTGCTAGGTGCGTCTTGCCATTTTGACGAGCTACTAATACTAGTGCTGTTTTCTTACGCCACATACCAGCATCATCAATAGACAATAGATCATCTAAGACCCAGCGTTGCCATGGGATAAGTGGTAGCCCTATTTTCTCGGCTAGATCTGCTACTTCTTGTGATTTAGATGGGCCAGTCAATAAAGGCGTGTGGATTCTAGGCTCAGTGCTGCCAATTAGCCCGACCCCTCGTAGCGTCTGTTTTAGTTCGGTATCACTTTGCATCGAAGTCAAGCGTATCAGGTTTAATAAATGGTGAATCTGGCACCGTTCGGACCGTCTCAGGGAGAGAACGTTGTGAAAAGACAGGGGGGGT